CATCCCGTTAACATTAACGGATCATGAACCGCTGAAATTCCAAGCGGTCCAGCGGGAAGGCGTTCCCCACGTTCCCCATTACGTTCCTGACTTGTGCCGCCCGGTGAGACGGGCCTCTTGGAACCGTCTGGCGGCCTCCAGTCTGGCGCGGTCATAGACCTTTGCCGTTGTGCGCTTCGTCGAGTGGCCAGCGACCTTCGCTGCGTCGTCGAGGTTGCTGCCGGCTCTGGTCGCCTCCGTGACGGCCGAAGCCCGAAGGTCGCGGCTCCAGACATCGGGGCCTATGCCTGTGCCCTTCCGGTCCTTGCGCCAGCCATACCAGAATTCGCTCTGGGTATAGGGCAGTCGTGTGCGCTCGTAAACGACGACGGGCCCGACGCGCTTCTCGGGCGGCACTCTGTCGATCTCCTCGAGCACCATGGGACACAGCTTGAGGTCGATGACCACCTCGGCCCCGGTGGTGGCGTCTGTTTTGCTCGGCCGGAACCGCAGGATCATGTGCTCGTCGATGTTCGACCAGCGCAGGCCGTGCCACTTGCCTCGCGGCCCGATCACATCGGACGTGATGGGGTAGTCGAGTGGATACCATTGCCCGATGACATCCCACTGGCGCAGGGCGGTCTCGAACTGGAAGGCATAGGCGAGCGCGCGGGAAGGGTTGCCGTTGGCATGGGCCGCCGCGCGAACAGCTTCGACGTGCTCTGCCGTCATCACCTTGTCGCGTGGCGCGGGCTTGGGGAATGACAGCTCGCGCAGGATGAACAGCAGATCACGGCATGGCTCATACCGGCACAGGGCTCCGAACTTCATCGCTTCCTTCAAGACGGCGACGGCGAATGAGCCGGCGGCGAGCTTCCGGCCTCCGTCCGTCCACACCTTCCACCAGCGCATCACGTCCGGCCCGGAGGTCATGGCGACGCTCGCCTCGCCGATGTGGCTGCGGAGCCTCCTGAGGTAGACCGAATACGGGTGTCGTGAACCAGGTTTGAGCTTGTGGAACGGGCTATCGGGGTGCCGCTCGTATAGGTCGAGCGCTGATCCGATTGTGCCGTCGAATGCCAGGCTGTTGAGGCGGTCGCCGGCGAGCCAGTGCAGCATCGTCGTCTGGAGCTGCTTGCAGCGGGAGGCGATGACGATGGCGCTGGCCTCGGTGCCGTCCCAGAGGCTGTCAAGACTGACGGTGCCGCTGGGATAGCCGCGCTTGACAGCATCGTCGCGGGGCACCCAGTAGGGCACCCAGCGACCGGAGCGGGCGCGCCAGCGCCATTTCAGGCCGGGCGCATCTTTGATCTTGGGGCGCGGGGGGCGTTCCATCCTGCGGGGTTCTCCTGACCTGCCGGACGCGTCAGCGTAGCCGGGGAAAGGCCGCTGCGCACGTCGTAGAAAGCTTTGACGGCCGGAACGTAGCGGCCGCCGTGGGCTGGGTCGTGTGGCGGGAAGCCGGGCAGTTTCTCGAGCAGCTTGATCGAAAGCAGGTACTGCTTCGCCCGCTCGGGTCCGACGACGGCCTCGGCGATCTCGCGATCCGTCGCGAAGAGCGGCAGCTCATCAAGGGTTCTGATTTTGCGTCTGGTCATCCCTTCTCCTCGCGAAAAGATCCGGTGCCCGTTTCGGTCGTCTGCCGCGCCGCTGTTTTTCCTTCTTCGGTGGCGGCCTGCCGAACGTCCAAGGCGCGGCGGGGATGGGCGCAGCTGGGCTCGACAGCATGTCGAGGAGGGCACTGCCCTGCCGATGGAGCTCGCTGTCGCCTGGGGCGTCGGCGAAGCCGACCATGTCGAGCAGTGCGACCGCCGCCTGTCGCGCGCTCGCCAGCCGTTCATCAGCGTCCGGCCATAGGGGGAGCGAATCCTGGGCGGTCATCGTTCTGCCACCGATGCTCCTGCGCACTGACGTTTACGAGCACCAATCGATGCGCCTCGGGCACCGCCCGCCGGGGCAGTGGTAGGGCACGGCGTGCCCCGCCTCGATCATCAGTCGAGCCACGTCGCGGCCGTCCACGTAGACGTGTGCCAGCGTGCGGCCATAGCGATCACGCCCCTGTCGGCGGAGGGTGACGGCGCCGGATGCCAGAAGGCTCCGCAGATGGGCCGTGGCGCGGTGCCCGCGTAGCCGCTCGCTCTCGCAGCGGGCCTGGTACGTTTCCGGTGCGTCCATGCCGATGATGCGCACCTTCTCCTCGCCGACGTAGATCGTATCGCCGTCGACGGCGACAATCGGTCCCTCGGTTGCGTGGGCGACGGTCAGGGCCGCGTAGATGACGAGAGAGAGAAAGAACATGCCGCCGAGAAGCCAGGCGGCACGCCGGCGGAAGCGTTGCGGTCCTGTGGGCGGCAGGTGGTAGCTTGGTGTGCGCATCAACATGGGCCGGGTTCCTTGTTACCGGGATCACCAGCAGGCTAGGGTCTATCCACGCAACTCGTCGATCTCCTCACCGGCCGGTCGGCTTAGTGAGCGGCCGCGTCATGCGCCGCCGGTCTGGTCGGCGTAGGCGGCGGCCTCCTTGAGCTTCTGGACGTGTGGCTCGAGCAGCTTCCGGCGGCGCTCGTCGAGCGCCTTCCAGAAGGCCCGGAGCTGCACCGTGCCGGACATCGCGACCTGCCGTGCTTCCTCCAGCAGCTTGTCGACCTCGGTGGCCGGTTGGTCTCCGGGAAAGTCCGCGCCCGTGCCGCCCTCGGGGGGCGGTGAGGACGACACGGGCGCGTCAGTTACCGCCGCGTGGGAGGAACGGGAGGCCGCGGCGGTGGGGGGAACATCGGCGCCGCGCGCCCATTCGGCGAGCATGCGGCCGGCTTCCTCGGAAATGGGCTTGCCCGCCGGGAACATGTGGCGGTGCTGGTCCTGCAGCTTGTGGGGCAGGTCGAATTGCGGGATGCCGGGGCGCTCGGGCGTCAGCGTGAAGCTCGCCGTCATCTCGTACATGAACCGCTTCTCGCAGATCGGCACCCAGCCGAGCGGGCGCACAAGCGTCCTGCCGTTCTCGCCGCGCACGATCTCGATCTTCTCGTCGGCGCGCAGGCAGAAGATGAGCGACGCGCGGCACTGGAGGAGCGCGTTCATCATCTTCTTGTGGGCCAGCTTCGGCTCCTTCCAGTTGCCGGGCGACTTCACGCCCTTCTCTGCGAGTTCGTCGGCCCAGTCCATGATGCCGCCCTCGCCGTCGTACTCGTGCGAGGCGCTGTCGATGATGACGACCTCGGCACCGGCCGCCTCGGCCGCCCGGATGCCCTCGATGAACCGCTCCGGCCGGAACGGCGGCCGCATGTCGGCGTGCAGGAACTGGAACCGGTCGGCATAGTGGAGGCCGCGCCGGGCCTCCGTGTCGATGAAGGCGATCTTGCCCTCGGGCGACATGCCGCGGGCGAGCCGCAAGGCGCTGAAGGTCTTGCCGCTGCCGCTGGCGCCAGCCAGGGCGATGAGCAGGCCGACTTGCTCGCGACGGGCGGGGGCGAACGTGAATGTCATCAGACAGCTCCGACAAGCTTCTTCGGCGCCGGTTCAGGGCGCCATGGAGCGCGAACGAGGAACGGGTCGATGCCCATCTCGCGCAGGCTCTCGTCTTCCATTTCGCGGGTGGTCCAGGCCGTCTCGGCAAATGCGGGGTATTCCGCCAAGACGACGCGGGCCGGATATCCAGGCCAGTTTCCGGTGGCGAGGCAGCGGTTCCAGAGTGAGATCGCGGCGGCGACCTTCTTGCGCCCGACCTCGAGCCCGATGTTGTCCAGCTCGGCCACCGTGCAGAGGTGCGGCGGGTCGTTCTCGACGAACGCCCACCGGAACCTGATGCGGCCGGCGAGCTCGGGCCGGAGGCGGACGACGACACGCTCATAGAGCGCGGCCTGAATTTCGTAGCCCATGTTGGCGATGCGCCGGCCGATGCCCTGGGGCGCGGCTGACTGGTCGCCGGTCTTGACGTCCCAGATGATCGCCTCGTCGCCGCGGTCCTCCCACATGTCAATCATGACTCGCAGCCAGGCGCCGGTGGGATCATGCGCGATGGCGACGAGCTCCGGCGTCCCGTTGGCGAAGCCCTCGCAATCCTCGATGCCGACGATTGCGGCGCGGGCCGCTTGGGCGATGGCCTCGGCCGCCTCAAGGTCGGGCCGCAGGATGGGAGCGAGCCCGGATGCATAGGCGTCGGCCCGCTGCTGGCGCGCATCCTTGGACGTGTAGGCGTCGGCCTCGATCACGCGGACGTCGCGCCCACGGCCGAGGATGAGTTTGTGGGCGACGGTGCCGATCTCCATCGGCCGCGTGGGGCTGGTGTCCGGCTTGTAATCCGGGTTGAGGCGCGGGTGCTGGTGCCAGGCGTGCCGGGGCGACTGCTCGAGCAGCACGCGGGCGATGGTCGACGACAGCGACGGCGCCTCGCATGGGTCGGCGTGGTAAACCTCGGCGGGGATGTCTGCGTGGAATCCGGCGGGGAGGTGCTGCATGTCAGACTCTCGTTTTGCCACCGCGATAGCGCCCGGTCTTGGCGATGGTGTCGACGCCATGTCTGGCGAGCGTGGCAGCCGTGATGGCGCGGTCCTGCACCACGGACAGCAGGTGCTCGACGCCAGCCGTGGAGCCGGCGCGGATCGCCATCTCGGCGGCTTCCATGGCGCGGCGAGCCTCGGTCAGATGCTCGACCATCGAGCGGGCGGCGAGGCTGAGGGCGGGGAGCGGCGAAGGCTTCATCGTCACCTCCTGCCCCGCAGAATGAAATGCGCCACGGCCACCATGCAGACTGTCCAGCCGATGACGATGGTGGCAGCGACCGCCAGCCTTGTGATGATGGCGAGAAGACATACCGTCTCTTGCCCCGTTGCGGTCGCGGCGCTTGCTGGCGTCGCGATCCACAGGCCGTAGAAGAATGCGAACAGGATCGCGAAGCCGATGGCATCGGTGATGCTGTCGCGGGTCATGCCTGCTCTCCCTTCACGGAGGCGAGGGCGGCCATCTCGTCCTGCGCGTCCTTCGCCTTGGCGATGGTGTCGTCGATCAGACCGGCCCGGCGCTCCGCCATCGCGCTCATGAGCGCGTGATGCTGCCGGCGCGTCGCGATCTCGGCCGCCCGGAGATTGATCTTGAGGGTGTTGACGAGGCCGCCGCTTCGCGCGGGCGCCACAGCTTCGATCCGCTGGAGCGTGAGGATACGGCGCAGCCGGTCGGCCGGGTCGCGAGCCGACAGGCCCGGCTCGATCAGGTCGAGCTGCCACGGCTCGCGGGTGTAGTCATCGGCCCGTTCGTTCAGGATGCGCTCGGCCGTCTGGCGGGCGCTCGCTTCAACCGCGCGGCACGCTCGCTCAAGGGCCTGTGATGCGATGCACGGGGTGTGCGTGGACATGTCGTCCCTCCGTTGTCGGAGGGACGTTGCGATAATCGCGATTTAAGGTCAAGCGGTAATTTGCGACTTTCGCGATTTTCAAGGCGGCGGCGTCAACGGGTCACGCCCTGCAGGCTGGAAGCCGTCCGGGATCGTTTGATATCCCGTGATGTCAATCAGCCCTTTTCTGTTGGCCTGCCTTGAGTTCGTCAGGGCAGCAAAATCCTCGACGTAAGGGAATGCCCGCGACAGTTCGCGCCACATTTCACGGGCCAGTGGGCGTAGCTCGAGATGCATTGCGGCGCGAAATGTGTGCAGCCAGACCATGCTGGCGGCCGCCATCGCCAGCAATCCCTCCTTCTGCCACATGCGAATTTCGCGAGCGATGTGAATGGTGATGGCCGGATGGAGATTTACGACAACGTATGGGAAATAGAAATCAATCCTATCTTCTTTCAAGGCAAGATTTCTGACGCCGGCCGATAGAGCAACAATGGGCGCTAGCTCGTCCGCGTCTGCCGCTTTCAGCTTCCTGACGAACTGTTCTAGCTCGCGAGCATGGCTCGCGACAGCCCACGATAGGAAGATGTTTTTTATGAACCTCATCTCAGTCCGCTGTCAGCCGACACACGTAGCGGCCGATGATGTTCACCTCTTCCAGGAGGCGCTCATAGGTCGCGTACTTTTCGTTCTCAGGAATGATGCGCAACCGGGGCGGATCGGAGTTCGGGATCAGCTCGACCTTCTTGAGGGTCTGCGCAAAGCCATCATGCAGGGCAAAGATGCCGGGCGGAGAAGGCTCGCGGCGTGAGGTGTCTATGAAGACAAAATCGCCGTCACGGATGCGGGGCTCCATCGAATCTCCCTCGCATTCAACGATGTGTATTGAGCGCAGGGAGCCGCGAATGCGACGGCGCATGACCGACTCCGGGATCTTCCACGTGTCGATTACGCGCGCCGCCATGACGGCCCCGCCGCCGCCCACTGGGATTTGTATTGTCCCGACGTCCTCCCGCATCCCCAAGCCAACATGCGCGTCAATCTGCGGGATTTCTCCTGCTGGAACGCCGATGCGTTGATCGTGATTGATAGCTGCAGCTGTTTCCAGATTCTCATCGGGCTGATCTGGATCAAAGCTAGAGATTAGCTTTCGCTGGCCGCTGGGAAGGGGCGGCATGGGCGGCGCTTCCTCGAAGAACTCGGCCATCTTGATGAGCTCTTCAGCTGTTATCTCCCGCTGCTCTTTGCCTGGCCGGTCATTGGTCATGCGAGTTATCGCGTCCGTGCGAACGCCCAAAAACTCGGCCAATTCTTTGCGGGCGCCTCGGCCGCGCTTTGCCAGCATGGTCCGCAGCCAGGCCCTGCACTGATCTCGATAGCTCTCCATGGGACTATCTTTGCGGATTCCGCAAGGGCGTCTATCGCGAAGTTCGCAAATAGCGATTGACGGATGATCGCGAATATCGCAATTATCATCCTCATGCACATGGAGCCTGCGAAAACCATCATCGATCGGTTCGGCGGCGTTGAAGTCGTGGCGGCTATCACTGGTCGTCATGTGTCACGCGTCTATCGCTGGATGTACCCACGCGACCGAGGGGGCACGGGTGGCCTCATCCCCCAAGGAGAAGCGCGGAAGCTGCTCGCGCATGCAAAGGCATCAAACATCCCTGTCTCGGCCGATGAGTTTTTCTTGAGCCCCGAGCCCGCGGAGGAATCCTGATGGACGGGCCAATGAAGAAATCAGTTTCTCCCTCCGCCGTTGGCGAGGCCCATCCGTATCAGTTCATCGCGGAAGCGCTGCAGGACCTCTCCAGTACGCTGATCCGCCTGCAGCAGGGCGGATCCGATGCGGTTCAGGTCGCCGATGAAGGCCGTGAAGTCGTCCATCTCGACAACGCCTCGACGCCGCAAGGTGTCGAGCAGCGTGATCAGAAGGACAGCAACGGCTGTCGCGGTGGGGTCGCGGGTGTTCCCGCACGGTTTTTCTCCTGATGGTGGGTCTGACAAATGATCACGCTCAATTGTTCAGCCGCAACGGCACGGGCGCTTGGCGCCGAACCCTACAAGCCGGGTCAGAAGGTGCCTGGCACGCACATCGTGATCACGACCGACGACGGCTCTGTGTGGCTCTGGCGCATCCAGGCTGGCGCGTTTCAGACGTGAGCAGCGTCATGGCTGATCCACTCCTCGACGTCTTAACCCAGCTTTGTGTCGAGCGCGGCATCCGCCCAGCGGGAGCCGAGGGGCCACTGTCAGCGGCCTTCGGTCGCCATGAGCATGCTCGCACAGATACTGAGCGACTTCGCAGCGGGGGAGCTGTTGTCACCGTGCTGCTGCATCTTGGCGACGAGCCCGTGGAGTTCGTTGGCGAGATCGAGCAGCACCTCGTCGGGCGTCTGGTTGTGCGGGGACATCATGGCGGCCGTGAACGAAAGCGCGAAAGCTGTGAGCGTGGCTCCCAAGTCCTCGGCCGTGATCGGTGTCGTGGGCACGCGGCTTCTCCCTTCTACCCTGGTCTCAGCGAGGCGCTTCGTGAGCGCCGGGAGTGCTTTTGATGCCTCGAACGTACGCGAAATCGACCGAGACATCCTTCGGCTTTGATACGGGAATTCCCCCCGTCGTGGAGATCGTCGCGCGTGTCGCGCGTCGCCTGTGGCCGGTCAAGACGGCTCGCAACCTCGCGATGCGGACCGGCAAGAACCACAGGTCCGCCGAGGATTGGTTGGCGCTTCGTACTGGCATGTCGGCGGACGCGCTGGCGGAGCTGCTGCGCAGCGATGTCGGGTGGGACGTGCTCGACGCGATCATGGAAGGCTCCGGCGCATCGTGGTGGCCCAAAGCGCGGCGAGATCTGAAAGCCGCGCAGATCGAGCGGCGGATTGATGCCCTCAAGGAGGAGCTGCGTCGTGAGCTTGATTGACGTCCTCGAGCGCGTCGCCGTGTGGCGCATGGAGCGTCTGACCAAGGCGGCGGAGTGGTGGCGTGACGTGAGGCGTTGGGCAAGGAGCAAGAGGCGATGACGATAGGCCACAATGGCATTGCCGGCGACGAGCTGCGCCAGTTCATCGAGCGCATTGAGCGGCTCGAGGAGGAGAAGCGTTCCCTCGGCGAGGACATCAAGGAGGTCTACGCCGAGGCG